CAACAAAAGGAGTTCCATCATTATTTTCTCTTATCACAGCACGTTCAGTGCCATTAAACATAAATCTTGTATCTCTACCACTACCAGCATCTATTTCAAGATGTCTACCAGCATCAAGTCTCAAAGTGTGAGGGCTATCTAGTTCTACTCCTCCACTAGAATTACTCATAAATAAAGATGCAAAAGTAGATGTAGTACCAAGTCTAATACCACCCGTATTATTATAATCTGTGTTTCCTGATATATGTAATACAGAACCAGCTGTAACATCGCCTATACCCACTTTATTACCAGATATCATTACAAAGTCATCGTGGAAAGATATATTGTGATAACTAGAAGCTCCACTAGCACCTACCCATTTAATTGGATAGTTGTATTTATTACCACCATAACTTCTCATTTGCATACTACTGTCGTTAGAATCACTGGTAAATACAGTAGAATGATTGTTAAATATTAAACGGTTATCACTTGTTCCGTCATCTATTCTGATATTACCAGAAACTTGTAAAGCTTCACTTGGGTTATAATATCCTACTCCTACCTTTCCACCTGAAGCAACAACCAAAGCATAATTGGTTCCAGATGCATTTACAATTAATGGGTTTTTAGTATCTGAACCACTAACAGCTAATACATATGGGTTGTTTTCTGATTTACCATTAGAATAACCAATAGCACCAGAATTAGTATAGAATCGGTTCCATCTTCGGTTAGTTTCCCCTAACTTAACATCAAGGTCTCCAGTAGGTATAAAAGATGTATATATCTGTGTAGAACCTAAGAAAAGACTTCCACCAAGACCTTCTATTTTACCATACCCAGTTCCATTTGCACTAGTGTCTCCAAATCTAAGACCTCTTGAAGAATTATTAATCATATATATCCCATAAGTATTACTTCCTTGTAATACGTGTAAAGGATAAGAAGGAGTAACATTACCAATACCTAAATTTCCACCAGATGTTAAAGACATTAATTTAGTAGTTTTGTTCTTTTTCCAAATCATATCACCGTCGGCTTCCATCTCAAAAGCAGCGTGGGTACCACTTCTAATTGTAAATACGCCGTGTCCTTGGTCGCTATATATATCAAATTGGCCATCATAAAAGAAACCCATATCTTCATTAGCATCTAACGTCAAATCTTTACCAGCTAAAGTAACATTATTTGGTGCATATAAATATGCATTTTTATCATAATTAGTACCAGTTGGTTTAATTCTAAAAAATTCTGTAGAAGCAGCTGCTCCTGTTATGTAAGTACCTTGATTATTAGTTACACTTCCGGTAGCGTGTCTAAATCTAGTATATCGGTTTTTAGTAGACCATATATCTACATAAGAATCACCGGGTGTTGCAATCAATAATCCTTCACTACCTAATATGGCACTATATTGATTATCTCCTCCAACTATGTGATAAGGGTCTATTACAACATCTCTAGCAGTTTGGTAAGCTTTAATTGTACCTCCACTAACAAATGTATCACCTTTAACAAATAATTTTTCAGAACTAGAAGCTCCTATTCCTAAATTTCCACTAACTAATAAATTAGTAGTTTTACCTTGTGTTCTAATTTGATTAGAACCCGATATCCAGAAGTTATCTACTGAACCAGAGTTTTCACTAACCCATCTGTAAGCCTCACTGTATTTACTACCACTATTAGTTCTCCATCTAGAATTAGCACTATAAGAAGCACCACTTCCTAATGCAGATGTAATTGCTGATGAACTAGCAATCATCCATCTATAAGGTTGACTTAATTTACTAGAACTTGCAGAATACCATTCACTTATTTTAGCACCACTAGCGTTAGTCCATCTATATGCAGAACTATAAGCAGCACCACTTCCTAATGCAGATGTAATTGCAGAAGAACTAGTTGTAAACCAATCGTAATTTTCACTATATTTACCTCCGCTAGCAGCTAGTATATTTCCACTTACTTGTCCAATATAATTAGCTATAGCTAAAGATGTAGCTAAAGAATCTGCTGGAGGTGCATCTACCATCGTATTAATAATGTCACCAACAGTTTCTCCACTAACTAAAACCATTGTGCCACTTACTAATAGATTACCAGATACTTGTAACCTACCGTCTATATTAGTAGCACCTGATAATAAAGAAGTACCAGCTACGTGGAAATTCTTTTTGGGATTAGTTGTTCTAACACCAATATTTCCTCCTCTTAAATAAACATTTTGACCGTTACTTATATGTAAAGCAGAAGAATTATAAATGTGGTCAGTTTGAATATACATAGTCGTACCATCAGCACGACTTGTTAATCTTAATACCTCTCCATTAGAAGAAGAATTTAATAAATGTAAAGCGGGTTGATTATTTTCATTATTCCACATAATATTGGTACCCGCACCAGATACGTGTAAAGGTGTGTCATCATCAGGTATAGTTCCAATACCAACTTGATTGCCTATTCCCTTAGGATATAACTTACCAGAACTAGATATCCACAATGCACCGGGTATGTTTCTTAAATTACTTGCGTCCCCATAAAAATTGGTACCTGAAACGATACCTCCACTGACATAAAATAAATCTTTTGTTCCAGAAGTTACTTTAAATTGATAAGCAGAATTGCCCGATAAATGTAATTTAGCCGAAGGCGCTTTAGTTCCTATACCAACACTCGTTCCTGTTTCGTGTTGAAATACACCCGCTGAAGATGAAGACCAATATGTTGCATCTGATAATGCAGATAAGTCAGCAGTCCAAAAGGCTGTAGTTCCAGCTAAACTACCTGATAAAATATTTCCTACTAACGAAGCACCTGTGGTATAATAATTTAAATCAGTTGCTGTTCCTGTAATAGTTAAAGATAATTGATTTGAACCGTTCAAATAAAAATTAGTAGTGTTATATGCTAAATCTAATGCGTTAGTTCCTGCATCAATTTTAATAGGGTGTTTAGTTCTTGCATCTACTCTTGCAATTCTTTTAGCGCCCCCACCACTAGTATATACCTGATAAGATGTAGCGCTACCACTGGCAATATCAGAAACGATATTCTTCTTTCCAGTTCCTCTGCTTCTTCCGGTATACGGCATATATAATCCTATAGCTCACGCTAATTAAAAAAGGTTGTGGGGTTTTTTAGTAGAACCCCAATAACTACCAGATAAATATTATCTGTCTAACTGTGTATTAAGATACAGCCAACTTCTGGTTTGACAATCTTAAGTCCATATCTCATAGACATATATGAACCTACGATACCAAATCCGGGGTTAGCTTCCTCAATAGTTAGAGGTCGTCTTTCGACGTAAGCTACTGGTTTTTCTGATAAATCGAAAACACCAAATCTTCCTGATGGAATCCAAGGGCTTACTCTTACATTCAAACCATATAAGCTTCCTACTAATCCATTGCCAGCAGTTCTTCCTAATGGAGAACCTTGTAGCGTAGCTTTAGTGGCTGTGTCTTGATGTCCGCCACCTTGTGGTGGAGCAACATTTGCAAACGCAGTTGTAAAGTCTGCTAAATCTAGTAATGATTTGTAGTGAGCTGGTGATATCATTACGGTGTCTGCGGAATATCCGTATGCACCAATGATGTCGATAGCTTTTGTCAAATCCTGCATTGAAATGATTCCAGAGCTTGAAGCTGCAGGTGTGTAGTGGGTTCTTTGTAGACGTGAGTCTGTTTCCAAACCATACGCATACAAACGTCCACTGTTCACAGCACCACCACTTGCGATAAATCCACCATAGATGTTTTTATCGAAATCGGTAATTCCACTGCTTCCGGTTTCTGGAGATATTATTCCAATATCAGCATTATCTATTCCGGTTCCCAAAGTTGTGTCTCCTAGACCAAACACTGCATATATCATATGCTTTGTCATATGTCTGTCGACAGCTCTGCGAGCCTCATTGAGTGCCAATTCAACTTCGTTGAATCTTGAATCCTCAATCATTCTTCTTGTGACACCAACTGCTATACCCCATTCCTTAACACTTACACGCTCGGAGCGTAGTTTAGTGTGTTGGTATTGTGGAGTGCTTCCTTCATCAATCTGTTCTAGATTCATAGATGGAAGTCTGAAAGTCAAGTCAATGTTTCCTCCTGTGTCTGTGGACATACTGTCTGCAAACAACTGCATTGTATCCAAATCGGTTACGTTGTAGTCTTCAAGTGCATCTTTATAGTCAACTAGGATACGTTCTCCCGTACCACCAGTTGCTGCGTAGCTACCCTTGTTTACAGATGTAAGTACTCCACCTTCTGTTGTTATACTTGCAATCGCCATAGTTTCCTCCTTACAGTAACATCACCTTTTTCAAGGTTTCTGTGGCTGTACCATCTTCTAAGCATATTGCGGTTGCGTTAGCGTTGTTAGCAGCTTTTGCTAAAGTACCAGTGGTACCTCTTGCTTCTAACATAGAACCAGCTGTTGCAGCTGTTCCACTAACCCAAGCGTTCAATAGGATACCACGTCCAGATATTACATTTACTACGTTACCGGAAGTTGCAGCTGTTAAAGCTACACCCAATACACGGCCACCACTTACAGTTGCTGCATCGACTTGTTCGTCTGCTGCAGTCATTTGCAATGGGTCACCAGCGTATATAGTACTACCAGCAGTAAATGGTAAAATTCGTCCGGGTGCTCCACCATCGTTCAACAGAATTTCTGTTGTCAAATTACTTTTTGCCATATTTACTTACCTCTTTTATTCCTCAAAAGCTTTTTTGTTGAGTTTAATTTTTCCATTTATCATAGAAAATGTTCTCTCGACCTGCGGCTCTTGTTCTACAGGCTTATTCTCGGACTCGTGAGCCTTACCTTTTCCGAAAGTTTTTTCAGATTCAGGTTGTGGCATTGAATCAAGTGCCTCTGCAAATCCAGTTAGACGGTTTTCTTCCCAATCAGCAAGTTCTGCTGCTCGGATTTCTTGTCCATCCTCCTTGACTCTTCCCAAAAGGACTTCCTTAGAGATTACGTTCTTGACAAGCTCATTTTTGCGTGCTGCAATTTCTGCTGCTTGCCTCTCCTCCTCAGCTTTTTGGAATGCGGCGACTTGGTTCATAGCTTCCTCGTATTTAGTTTGCAAATCGGTGTAGTTAGTATTAACTTCATCCAATTGCTTTTTATACGAAGCAAACTCACGTTCCAACAATGTTTCAGCGTTTGACGCATTTGCGTCTACTTTTTGTTCGCTCATTGTATCTACCTCTTTTTCAGTCCCTTCTTGGGACTCACTTTCACACGTTGTTCCTTTTTCTGAACAAGAATCGCAACAAGGCTCTTCCTTTTCCTCAGGTTCGACGTGCGAATCACATTCCCCGTCAATAGTACATTCTTTGCAAACAGGTGTTGAAACATCATTTTCAATAAATGATACTTCTACAGGTCGTATGTTAGTTGCATATGCATCTCCCATTACATCAACATCTTTAGAAAACCAATCGATGCTAACGTGTGTGACGTCTCCCTGCTTTACTTTTTCTATCATATCATTAGCTCGCGCGGTTTCCTCGGAAACACGAGCCAACATTTTAATGGCAATTTTGCCATTATCCATTTCAGAAACTTCAGGATTAATTGCTGTCCCTATCAATTCTTCAGGTGTTCGCTGATGATTGACATATATAGGCAGTTCTTTAAAAGCCTCTACACTATTCTTAAGCATTTCAGGCTCTATATAAACCTTTTGCTCTTCGCCCTCAACTTCGTAATCGTGGCGACCAGAAGTAATCGCAATAATTGGAAATTCTACAATTCCTTCATTATCAGAATTACTTAAATCTAAATCTTGTATTTCAAAATTCATAGCAAAACTTCTTTGAGTTTCAGCTGAATTAGTTTCAGCAAATTCTTTTTCATCATTGCCATTTTCTTCTGCCCACATTAGGCACATATTACGAGCCATAGCTTCGTATTGTTCTACCCCTTTTTTCTTAAGTCGGGGCCCCAACTCCATTGTACAACTTTCGAACGTAGTCATTAGACTTCCTCCACAATCACTTTCTTTGTAGTTTTAACATCCTCATCTGACTTACTTTTCTTTTTGGCAGGTGCCTTCTTTTTAGTCTTCCGGTCACCTGTTTTATTAGCAGATGGTTTGTTACCTCTCTTTTCTGTTCGGCGGGTTTCTTCCTTCTTATCTTGGTTTCTTCCACCAGCAACATTTACATTTTCAGCAGTTTCCATCATTGGAACTACTCCGTCTGGGTCAAGTCCTCTTTCAGCCCTAACTTCTTGTGGTGCTAAGACTCCTTCCGATAGATAAATCATATCGGTCTTGGCTTTTGTAAAGGCGTCTTCCACATTTAATGCTCTAAACACAAATCTTGCGTCTTTCGACAATTGTGGCATTAGTTGGGCATTCATAGCTGACTCTACTGCTTTCTGTAAATATTTAACGTAAGGTTCAAAAATAGGACGTGCCTGTTCTGGATTTGTCCACATCGTTCTTGGTATCTTTAGTGCCATATGAATTTTATCTAACAAATCGTCAGTATATTTTCCATATTCAAAAGCACGTTGCGTTCCTTCTAGTTCTTTAATTTGTATATCATTGCCGTGTATGATATCTTCACCGGGTTCTAAAGAATTGAATGCACTAACAATCTCATTAATCTTATCAGGACCATAGGGCATATCAGGGAGCCCGGCGGAAATGTCGAACCTAGATACGGCATATTTATTAAGTGCTGCTGCAATATCTCTTTCTGCATAATCTTTCAAATCTACTAAATATAGTATAGGATGGATATCGGATAATCCATAAGCATAATCATCAAATGGATTGTTTTTCAATTCGATAATTTCTTCTTCTGTAAATCTAACATTTTCTTTGTCATCGCCTGTTTCTTGGTAGTAATATTCTATTTGTCCGTGTTCGTTTCTCTTAACAAATAAATTTTGAGAAGAACGTAAAACTAAATTATCACCAGTCCACTCTAAATATCCGGTTCCAAAAATTCGTGCATTACGTAACCAACTATATATTAACATATCAACATTAATATTAACAAACATTTCTTCAATCTCTTCTCTTACCTTATCATCGTCAGTTACAATATCATATCCGTCTTTGACAGCATAAAAACAAGGTAAATCAATTAAAGACCTAATTAATGGGTCTGATAAATAGACATTCATATAAGTTCTATTATCGCCTATGTGTGGTTCATAATTACGACCGGGCCACTGTTTTCGTAGCTTCAATCTTCTAATTACACCTTCTCCAAAGTCGAGAGGTTTATCCTCTTTAAATGGAGGATTAGACCCCACAGTCGCAAAATTTCTTCTAATCCAGTCGCCAAGACCCATAGATAATCACTTTTAAATAACAGCTAAGGACCTATTAAAAGTTATCCCTATAAATTACGTAAATTCCTTTTAAATGAAGTATTTCGGCGTCTTCCGGTGGTTATTAATGACGCTCTGCTATATTTTCCTTGGCCTTTATTTGTCATTCCTCTTTTAGCAATTGAAGTACCAGTAAAACTACCTTGTTCTGGTAACATAGATAAAGAAGCGTGGATACCTAAAACACTACTATCACAATAATCATCGTGTTTTCCAGAAGGTGCCATTATTTTTTCTGTCTTTTGTGTGGCATCCATAACA